GCCCGTGGCGGCCTGCACGCGCATGCTGGGCACGATGTTCGGCCGGTAGCGGATCGTGATGTTGATGCGCACCTGCGAAACGTCCTGGCCGCCCTTGATGACATCCGCCGCGCGGATGGGCTCGATCTTGGCCCAGGTGGTCTTGGGCGGCGTGCCGGCGGCCCAGCTGACGCTGCTGCCCGAAACGTCGTCGGCCGTCGTGGGCTCGAGGAACGTGATCTGATGGCGCAGCTCGCCCGGATCGACGTCGGGCGGATAGGATCGGTCGGCCGGTTTGTACATCGCGTGCTTACCAGCGCTCGTCGCGCGCGGGGTAGCAGACCAGCTTGGCCTGCTTCAGATAAATGTCGGGCGAGATGCGGCGCCAGACGCCCTCGACGTGAATCTTAATCGCGGACTTGATCAGCTCCCAGTGCTGGGGATTGCAGTAGGGCGCGTTCACCAGCAGCGCCTGCGCGTTCTGGATGCCCGACTGCATCGGGTCGCGCAGCGTGGCGTTGGTGTCGGGCGGCGAGCTGATGCCGGCGATCACCGTGTTCAGCGTGCCCCCGTTGACGCCGGCGCCCTGAATCGAGATCGGCCGCCCGATATCGGCGGGCTGGAACGTGTAGCCCGACGCGGCGAGCTGAGTCGGAACGGGCGGACTCCCCCCGACGCTCACGGTGAGCGGCGACGCATAGCCCAGTTGGTAATCGATCTGGACGGCGTTCACCACGACGCGGGCGACGGGCCACATAGATCCAAACGGCGGCGTCAAACGCGCGGGGTTGGACTGGATGTCCGTCACGTAGTCGGTGGCGGGGTCCATCTCGGTTACATCGCCGTTGGCGTCCTGATAGACGAAGGCCACGATCGACTGGACGGGCGGGAAGGGCAGCACGATCGCATAGCGGATGCCCACCAACACGGCGTTGGAGCCCGAGACGAAGGGCGACGAGACGCGCTGGCCGGAGAGCTTCAGATCGATGTAGCCGGGAAAGAAGTCCATCATCAGGCGCCAGGTCTGCTGCACACAACGCCGATTCAGAAAGCCTTCGACCCAGGCACGGGCGCCCATCCCGAGCGCGGTGATTACGCCATCCTGCGAAGTGTCGTCGGGATCGACGCGCAGATATTCTTTCAGCTCGCACAGCGAGACGGGCTCGACCGCAGGGGGCGCAAGGGGAAACAGGGCCATTTGGTTTTAGCCTTCCTCGGCGAAGTGCCGGGCGACGGCGGCGTCGATCGCGGCGTTGAGCTCCACGGGAGCGAGGAGCTCGAAGCAGTTTTCCAGCAGCAGCAGATGCACGCCGTACATCTCCTCAACGAACTTGGTCATGTGATGCGCGCGCTCGGTCTGCTCGGGCGAGAGCGCGACCGTGGGGCGCAGCAGATAGATGCCGCCCGGTTCGAGACGGGCGGCGTCCTTCACGTCGATGACGGGCCCGGAGGGGCCACCGGCTTTCGACTCGGTGGCCTCCCTCACGTCGGGATGGGAGCGGCGCTCCATTCAGGCGGCTTTCTTCTCGCCCGATCCCGATTTATCCGTCGGCGTGGGCGCCGGGATGCAGATGCCGGCCTCTTCCCACTTTTCGGCCAGCGCGGCGTCGATGAGCGGTTCGTCGCCCGGCTTGAAGGACCAGTCCTTGTTGAAGCCGGTCTTGACCCACAGGGCGTCCTTGCGCTTTTCGGCGTTCACCGCGGCCTCGATGTCGGTCGGCGACGGCTCGCGGTTGTTGCGGATGGCGCGCTCGGTCAGATCCTGCCGAATACGCGCGTACTTGCGTTCCAGTTGCGCGGGCTGGGGATCGCCCAGGCCCGCGATTGATTCCAGAATTTTGACTCGCTTTTTCATGAAATTCTCCTTGATTGATTGGAAAAGCGCGGGGAGTGCACAGACTCCCCGCAAAGGCAGCAGCGGAAGAAACTTTAGGTCGCCGATTGTTGCAGCACGGCGATCGGGTGAGTGCCAGCATCGATCAGGTTCGAGTCGAAACGCTGGAAGGCGGTGAAGCCGACTTGCAGATAGTCGGCATAGCGCTCGGTGAGCCGCAGCACGGTAGTGCCGCCGACGACTTCGCGCACCTTGAAGGTATTCGCGTCGCCGAACAGGGCCGAGTAGGCATTGGCGGCCGGAGTGGCCATGTCCTGGTTGATGATGAACGGGTGATCGAGAATGGTCGGCTTGGCGGCCAGCAGATCGACCTCGGAGCCCTCGCGGAAGCTGGCCGTCAGGCCGGGCTGCCAGAGGGGGCGGTTGTTGCCGTCGACGAGCTTTTTGAGCAGCTTCAGCTCGGCGTCGCTGAACATGAAATAAGTGCCCGGATTGAAGCGGTAGGCGGGATCGACCGAGTGCTCCAGGTCGACGATGTTGTTATAGGAGATGGAAGCGGTGTTGCCGGCGCCCAGCGTCAAGACATTCCCGGCCGCGACGGCGGCGGTGACGATGCCAGTCGGCTCGTTGGTCCCACTACCGACGGTGCACTTCCAGTTATAGAGGCGGCCAAGGCGAGTGCCCAGCAGACGCGCCACCAGGGCATCGAGATCGAAATAGGCGTCCTGCATCAGGGCCAGCGGGATCAGGATCAGGTCGCTCGACCCGATGTAGGCGTTGAAGGTGATCTGGCCGAACGCCAGGTCCGTCTCGGTCACCTGGACGTTCTGCCCGATGATGCGGCCCTTGTTGGCGGTGTCGTTCACGGTCGGCCAGGGCCAGGGATTGCCGGTCTCGGTCTTGAAGCTGTCGACCACGCCGGCGATGCCGCCGAACCACTTCTTGGCTTCTTCGAGCGTGTCGGAGAAGCCGGTCGGGACGATGTAGCCACCGCCCGCTCCGGTGGCGGTCGACTGCGCGGCCTGAATCGGCAGGCCGGTGGGCCCCGTGCCCGGCGTATTGGCCAGATAGCGCTTGGCCATCATCTGGCGGGCGTCGGGTTCGAGATCGTTCATACCCACGCGCAGATAGGCCGAGAAGGCGCGGGCGTAGGGGTCCTGCTCGCGCTCGCGGCGGCGCTTTTCGGCCGGCGACATACGAAATTCGTCGCGCAGCTGCTCGATGGCCAGGTCGCTGATGCGGCCGGGATTATCGGGCGACGCGAGACTGGCTAGCAGGCGCGAGCCCCCCTCGGCGATTTTGATGTCGTCCTCGACGGACGTGAAATCCTTCTCCAGCGCGTGATACTTCTCGCGCTGCTCCGACGTCAGGTAGCCTTGCTGCTCACCAGTCGCCAGTAAAGCCTCGATATCCGCACCGACGCGGCCGAGTTTTTCACGCAAAGTTTTTGCGTATGCCATGCGTTGCTCTCCTTGAAGATTGAGAATTGGTGTTGCTTTGGCCGCTGCCCACGCGCGCCCTGGCGCGCGCTGCGTGCGATGCCGCGAAGCCGTTGGCCCCCGGGGGCCGATTGTCCGGGCGCGGATTTAGGAAACGTTTTTGAGGCGCCGCAGCAGCATCTGGCCGCGCGCCTGGTACAAACTCAAATTCGATTCTTCGGGCTTAGGTGCAGCAGCCGTCGCGGCCGGCGCCGCCGGAGCTGGAGCTGTCGAAGCTGGAGCTGGGGTAGCGGCCGCGGCGGGAGCTTGAGCCGCCGCGCTCGCGCCGTCTTCCTGCATCGGGCAATCGACGCAGTTGGGATCGTCGCACTCGGGATTCGTACACTCATCGTGCGAGCCCGCCTCGCAGTTGGCGCAGTCGCACTCGCACAGCTCGGGGTCGCCCTCGCTGGAGGCCTGCGGGTTTGTGGCGCCGGGACGCGCGGCCGACGCTGCGAACTTCAGCGTTTCGGGAACGCGCTTCATGCGGCCGAGGCCTTTGAAGTTGCGCGCGAGGGCCAGGGCGTTCGCGCCGATCTGCTCATCGGACTCGGCGATCGCGGTGGCAAAGCCCGAGGCGAGACATTCCTGGGCAGTCATCCAGGTTTCGGCCTGCATGAGCGCGGCGATTTCGTCGGCCGGCTTGCCGGTGCGCGTGACGTAGGTCTGGGCCAGCGCGCCGGAAACTTTCTCCAGGCGGTCGGCCATCTCGCGCATGTCGCCGGAGTGCCCGACGCACATGCCCCACGCGTCGTGAATCATCATCATGGCGTTAGGCCCCATGATGATGTCGTCGCCCGCCATGGCGATGACCGACGCGCTGGACGCGGCGATGCCGTCGACGCGGACCTCCACGGGGCGTTTCTGCGAGCGGATCAAGTTGTAAATGGCGATACCCTCGAACACGTCGCCACCGGGGGAGTTGATGCGCATCAGGATGCGCGAGTAGTTGCCGGCGGCGTCGATCTGCTGCTTGAACTCCTTGACGGTGACGCCCTCACCGGTCCAGAAATCCTCGCCGATGTAGTCGTACACCAGCAGCTCGAGGGTGCCGTCCGATTGCAGCGCCGCTTGGAAGAAGGGACGCTCCCAGGGGCCGGTGCCGCTCTTACGCGCAGCGGCCACGGCCGGCCGTGGCGTGTGCGAAGTCGTCTTGTTTTTTGCCATGATTGATCTCTCCTCTTACCCGCAGATTTCCCTACTCAGCGCCGCCAGCAGTTCGGTGGTAACGCGCCCGGCGATCGCCGCGCTGTCCTTGCGATCCCAGACGCTGGAGTCGGATGCGACGCGCTCGGTCTGCGCGTCGATCAGGGCCAGCTCTTTCTTGGTCAGCTCACAATTCCCAAAGCGAAGGGCCAGGAGCGCCTGCGCCATGGAGGCCACGACCGGGCGCAGGGCGCGGCCGGCAAAGGCGGCGTCGCGCGCGCTCCCGTTTCGATTGGTGATGCGCCCGACGGCATCGCCGATCAGGTTGCGATACACGGGCGCGATGCGATTGAAGGGCTGCGAATTGTCGGGCGGCGCGCCGGGATCGATCGCATCGTCATCGGCGCCCCCACTGGCGGCGCCGGGCAGCAGCGCCGTGAGCGGAATCATCGCGCCCTGCACGGTGCGAATGTCGCCCCCCTCGCTCGCCGCAATGGGGTTCTGCCGCATGGCGCGCAGGATATCGTTGGCGCTGTAGACGCCGATGTTGCGCAGGGTTTGGAAGCCCTGCGTCTGGCTCGCGAAGTCGCCCCGCTGGAGATCGTTGAGATTGTGCTCCATGAAGAAGGCGCCCCCGAGGAGCTTGCAGTTGACCTCTTCTTCGAGCGCGACGGCGTTGGGCCGCAGGCAGTAGCGCACATGGTCGAGCGACTGGTGCTCGATGTTGTTGTTGGTCGCGCGAGTCAGATCCTGCAGCAGGTGCATGGCGACGCGATACAGGCGCGCGAGCTGGACGTCCTGAAATTGGCGCGTCTGCAGGAACTGGGCATCGTTCGGCGGGATGGTGATCTGCTCCCACTTCATGCCCTCTTCGAGAATGATGGGCCGCAGGGCCTGCTCGCCGGTGGCCCACTCGCGCACCGACTTTTTCAGATTCTCGTAGGCCTCGCCCTCCAGCGTGCCGGGATGCGAGAGCACGCCCGAGGCGCGCGCACCGTTGCCGAACAGCTGCGCGCCGAACTTCTCGGCGGCCAACGCCAGGCCGTAGGCGTTCTTGCAGGTCTGGATCGGACTAACGCCGGTGATGCCGTCGAAAGAGACGTTCTTGACATGCAGCACATTCTCGGGTTCGAGGAGCGCGGCCTGCCCGCTATCGGTCTGGGTGGTGGCGTACTTCAGCTCGCCGTTGATTTTGACGGGCGACGTCTTGGCGGCCTCGAGGGGGATCAGCGAGATCACGCGCGCGGCGCGATCGCGTTTGATCCAGGCGTAGCCGTTGCCCCAGCCCAGTTTCTGCGCCATGAGAGTGCCCCAGAAAACGCAGGCCGTCATGTAGGGGTTGGGCTGATCGTGCAGGATGGGCCAGAGCCGGTGCGTGGTGGCCTGCTGGACGCTCTGGTCGGGCATGCGCTGCAGAACTTCGTGCGCGGTGGTGCCGAGATCCTCGGAGATGATCTTGATGCAGGCCTGCACGACGGTGATGCGCATGGCCTGCTTTTCGTTGACCATCACGCCGGCGTCGGAACGCCCCAGCCCGAGGGACTCAAACAGCGCACTCGGCGGCGCGAGCGGCTGGGCCGGATCTTCGAGCGAAAACGCCTGAATGCCCAGCCTACGACTCAGCAGACCCATGTTTCCCTTTCAGGCGGTTTTGCTTGAGCTTGGTGCGCTCGATCAGATACGCGAAAGCAAATAACAGAGTGCCCGCCAGGATCAGCGCGGCCGGCCAGTAGATGAAGGCAACGCCCGCCTCGAGGAGGCTGAAGCCCGCGACGAGCAGCCCGTCCTGGACGTCGAGCCGCGCGGGCGGGGGCGCGGCCTGGGGAGGCGGCGCCCCGGTGTCGGGCTCCATGATGATGATGCGGCGTTGCACTTAGCGCAGCACCATCCAGTTGAAATTGAATTCGGCGCCCGAGCCCAAGGGCGATCCCATATTGGGGTTGGTGGCGTTGTAAGCCAGCACGGTGACGTTGCCCGGCGACGACACTTGCGCCATCAGCGCGTATACGTTGAACGGGCCGCCACCCGACGTGAGCGCCTGCGTCGATGTCACGATCACGGTGTCGGTGAGCAGCGCGCCCGGCACGGCGAACGTATACTCGGCGATCGCGCCATTTCCGGTACCGCCACTGGTGGGGGCGGCGTTCGCAATCGCGCCCGATGCGACTTTGGTCGGACCACTCCCGCCGCCCGAGCTGGGGACGCCGTTGGACCACCAGCTGCCGTTCCGGCTCACCAGCGCGACGCTCGCGCCGGCAGTGCCACTGAAGGTGATGGTATTCGAGCCCCCGTTCAGGGCGCTGCTCGACAGCGTATGCGCGTGCCCAGTCTCGTCGACGAACACAACGGTCTGAGCGTCCTGCGTCGGGGGCGCAATCACCAGCGCCAGCACGGCAGCTGCATTGATGGCATTCAACTCCGCGGGGACAATCGTCCCACTCGCGGTAATCACATTCGGGACCTTGTTGGGGACCGATGACATGGGGCTTCCTTTCTACTCGCCGCGCGCGCTTCTCACCGCGTGGCACTCCGAACACTGGGGCAGGCAGTTGGACTCGACCAACCGCAATTGGGGAAAATCGACGATCTTTTTGAGGTGATGCACCTGAGTTGTCGGCCGGCCGCAATCGCCCGCGCGTAGTAGCCAGCGAGGCCGGCCGCGATCGTCAACGCCCCAGCGCCACCACCCCTCGGGAGGATTGGCAGTGCCGACGCACTGGGGATGGCGCACCTTGAACCAGGCCGCGAAGCGTCGCCAGTCGCTGTCGTAGCCGCGCTGCTTGGTGCTGCCCCGCCAGCGGCCGACCTCGCCGGCGTGATCGGCGCAGCGCCCGTTTTTTCCCTCGATGGCGTACTCGCCACAACCGGGATGGACGCAGGGACGGGCAGGCGCATCAGGCACGCACTCCCTCGAGGCCGGGCAGAGTCAGAACGCCGCGCGTGGCGTAGACGGATCGTTTCGCTTCAGCGACCGTCAGACGCGAGAGCGCCATGATGGTGGCGACGGCGCCGTCAATCTTGTTTTCCTCGCGGCCGGGCTCCTTGCGCGGGAAGACGTTCTCGTTGGCGTCCTCGCGGACGGTGACGTTGCCGA